CGCCCCCCCCGCGATTCAGCCGGTACGTCGTCTCGGCGAGCTGGTGGCCATGCGAGAGCGCCCGCAAGAGCCCTTCGACGGTCATCTCAATCGGCTCGTCCAGCTCGTCGAAGCACTCGGCTACGAACTCCGCGACCTCACACCCGCGATCGTAGAGCGCCGCCGCCTCAGGGCCCCCCCCCGCCACCGGCTCGGGCACGCAGTTCGTGACGGTCACGCCGTCTTCGAGGACGAGGTTCTCCGCGTACCGCAAGGGAGCGTCAATGAATGGGTCATGGCGCATCCGGTCGTAGATGTCCACCCCGAATTCCCGCTCCGCATCATCGATCGTGCGCGGAAACGCCCGATCGGCAGGGACGAACGCGAAGTACTCAGAACCGGATAGTTGCGAGCTGGCGGGCTTGGGCATCTATGTGAAGAAACGCCCGCGCCTTCGCCGCCGCTTGCGGGGAGTGCGCTCCGATCCTAGCGCAGCTGCTGCTCTCGCAGCTGGATCACCGAGGCACGTAGCCAGCCCGGCCACCGCGACCGGCCAGTAGCGCGCCTTCCACGCCACCACCAGCAGCCCGCGCCATCAGCCCATAGCGGCACATGTCGTAGTAATCGTCACCGCCAATGCCGTCCTCGTCGACGTCGACCTTCAGCACGTCCTCGGGGCGGAGCGGGTCGTGCTGCATTGCCGGGATCTGCTCGATCGTGTTCGCGCACCGGTCCATAATGAAAAACCGCGGTGGAGTGGGCCGCTCCGGATTGCCGGGATCGCCCAGCAGCGAGAGCATGTGCGACGCTCCCGAAATCCGGTCGTTGTTGGCGCGAGTGATGTGGATGCCGTGCTCGGCGTAGTCGTCAGCCGTCGACCGCCCGTCGGCATGCTGCTCCGAAGCCCGCTTGGCAAAGGCGTCCGGCGAACCCGCGATCTGGCGCATATCGTGCATCTGTAGGTTGTGTCGGCCCAACATCTCGCGCACCATCTCGGCGTGATAACTGACCGTCTGCCGCGCGGCTCCGTACTCGTCGACGAGCCAGCGATTGCCTTCGTTGTCGAGCCCGAAGAGCCCCCAGACCGTCGGATGGACGAAACCGTAGTCCATCGCCAGCCAGAACTCCCATGACCGGTCCGCGATCGCCGACGGTCGGACGTGCACCGACTCGAGCCACGTGGTGAAGTACTGCCCCGCCGCAATGTCCCAATCCCCATACCGGTAGGCCCGCAACATCCAGCCCGTGAGCCGCTCCAGCTTCTCGCGGTAGCCCTCGTCCACGAACCGGTTATCGTCGACCGTCGAAGCGATAAATCGCGCCCAGGGCTCCCGAGATCGCGCGCTGACGTACGTGGCCTTGTACCACTGATGCCCGATCCCGCCCGGGTTCGTCGTCGTGTAAATGCGTGGCCGGAAATCGGTTCGACTCGTACGATTGCACGTCCGGATGAACTTCATTTTTGACGAGGTCAACGTCGTTGCCTCTTCCACGGCAATCACGTCGTACTGCAGGCCTAGGTAGGCATCGACGTCGCGCTCGGTCTGGAAGTGCCCGATCCGGAGCGTCGAACCGTTCGCGAACGTTACGAGCATCCGCGACGACGTGTATTCGTGCGGAATGCCCATCAGCACGCGCTGCCGCAGGTCTTCGAACGACTCTCGCGCCGAGCGGCCGACCTTGCGCAAAATCAATGCCCGGATGCCTGGCGCCCGCTGACAATCATCGACGCCGACCTGAGCCAGCGCGACATGCGACTTCCCGCCACCTCGAGCCCCGCCGAAGCCGATCTCGGTCGGGCCGCCCTTCCTATCGCACTCACGAGCCGCCGCGCAGAACTCGAGCTGGCGAGGCTGAATGACAAGACCCGCCGCCAGGAATCGCTCGATCTGGTCACGCGGGCAACCGGCGGCCCGGGCCGTGCGAATGTACGCCTCTACGCCACCCAGGGCGAGAACCCCTTAGAACCTCACCGCGATTCCGATCACGAGACCAGGCCGAACCGAACTCCACTCGAAGCGATCCGAGGCAAGCCCGCCGATCCCGACAGTCAGCCACGCATTGCGAGCCACCGGAGCCGAGTACGCCACCGCCGCGCCGAGCCGAACCCCGTCGAGCGGACGAACTAGAACCGACACGTCCAGGGACAGGTCGAAACCGAACACGCGATCCAGTTTGCCGACCGGCGCGAGCAGAACGGGCTGCGATCGCCCGCGCTCGAAGAACCACGCCGCACCGACCTCTTGGGCTTGCGCCAACGAAGCAGCAGAGAGGAACGAGAGAGCCAAAAGACGCCTGAACTTCAGCATGACGCTAAAAAACGCCCCGACCTCGCCACCTGGGAGAATCGGGGCTACTATCGTCTGCTTTTCTTGGCTTTCCGTTGGACAGGAGGATCAGCGTCCAGCATCTCTAAGAAACGTCAGGACAGATGTTGTGGCGCAGGGTGATGACCATCATCGACCGCTTTTCTCAGCGCTCGCACCGCCTCGGTGAGCTCGTCTAGCGCCTCGGACTGTTTCTCCATCGAGTTGTGAAACTCCGTCATGAGCTTCAAGGCTTGCTGCCTGTCGCCATCCCACGCCTTGAGAATGCGTATCAGCAAAAATCCAGCCATCAACGCCCATGGCCCATTCGCCGCCAGTCCCTGCATCAACGTTTCGAGCATGTCAGCCAAAAAACGCTACAGCCTGCCATCTTTGAGGTCTCGAAGCACCTCGTAGACCTCACCGTCCTCCGGCTGGAATTCCGCCCGGAGCTCGCCATGGCTCCAGACCTCGATGTACATGCCGTTGGACCGCAGCTCGAACCGATCACGACCCCTGAAGATCGCGTAGACCGTCCCAGCCATTGCCCCGATGAGCAGCGCCGCAACCACCAAGCCAGAGTGCCTTCCAAACCATCCCATGACCTGGAAAGGCTACTCCAGAAGCGCGAAACCCCTCCGAAGAGGGGCTCGCAATCGTCTTTTCCTTGATTCTCGGCTGCTCGCAAGCCACCGAGAGCAAACTGGGTGCCGGGGAGGGATTCGAACCCTCGACCTGCGGATTATGAGCCCGCCGCGCTCCCTGACTGCGCCACAATCCTCTCGTCGAGCGCCACGAACGTCACCTTCCCCTCTCGGCGGTCCCACTTCCGCGCGTGATCGATCGCGCTCCTCGTCAAAACCCGCTTGAGGTACAACCCGAATGTGATGCCTGGCCGGGGCTCGTACCGTCGGAGCGCAGCCAGAAACTTCAGTCGCATCTCCTCGAATCCGTCGCCCGCCTTGATCCCGGTGCCGACCTTGTGTAGCAGCCCATTGTAGCGCTGGAGCAACTCGTTCACGGCCCGCTCGTTTCCCCGCTGCGCCCGTTCGATCAGCCACAGCAGTTCGGCGTCTTCCTTGATCTTCGAGGCCCGCCGCGGCCGGATCACGACCCGAACCCCGATGGGCGACCGTTGAACCGCCGATACTCGCAGCCCGATCCGCGCTACCCGCCACCCGCTACCCGCCATCTACTCGTTGACCTTCGTTCGCCCACAAGCGAGGACTTCGCGTACGTCCTTTAGCGTCAATAGTTTTGCTAGCACTTCTTGTATCTCCTTGCGGTGCGACTGCAAGCCCTTTCTGGGACAACTGCGTCCGCTATGCACCGTCGAAGATAAAGAACGTCGTTAGCCGCCATAGGTGGAGGTGGCGTTCTTTTAGGCGACCGAGTCACCCGCCGCTTGACCGCGCTCTTTCTCTAGCCATCCTGATCCCCCTTGCCATAGATCCGGTCAAGCTGGTCCGCGAACTGCAACTGAATCGCGCCGCCGTCCGGCCCCGACAATTCGTGCTTCTGGGTCGGCGACCAGTCCTCACGACGTCGCCGTGCAAGCCACTCCAGCGCGATCTTCGCGTCGATCTCGGTGTGGGTCTTGGTCTCGACAAGCACCCCGCCATCGGGATACTCGATCCGCTTCGTCACCACCACTTCCCGCTCCTGAGCGGCCCGGCGAACGATATCGACCATGGCAAACTCGCACGAAGCCTCAGCCATTTCGACTAAGTCCGAGAAATCCGAGTATTTGCGCATCCAGTCCGCGAACGTATCCTCTGAGATTCCTGCGTGATGGCACGTCGCGCGACGCGTGTTCCCACCCTCAAGCGCGGCCCGGATTTTCTCCAAGACCTCCGGGGTTCGCTTCGTCTTGCGACCGCGCTTAGCCATTGCTATTTCGCCTCCTTGAAACGACCTGCCCTTGTTTCGGCCATGGCGTCAGCGATATCCGCGCCGTACTCGGCCAACATGCCAGGAAAGGCCATCTGGTCCTTCCGCCGACCCCTCGTGTGCTCCCCAGCGAGAATCCCCGTCATTACCGCCGAGAAGTACGAGTCCCACAGCGTCGCGCCCTGCACGCCAGGATCAGTAGCGAAAACGAACTCCTTGCCCTGAACCGCCCCGTGTTGCGGGAACGCCGGAAGCGTCTTCGCGTCAGCCACGCCGCCCTCCCAGAGAATCAAGCCTCGCCATCAGCGCCGCCACCTCGGCCTCGGGAACCTCGCCGCCACCATCCCGAGGTAGCGCCTGATAGTCCCGCACCGGAACCCACGCGATCCTAACCACGTCCCCATCGGGCAAGCCGACCTGGACATGGTCAGACTCCCACACCTGGCGGCACCGCGCAGCAAACTGGGCAGCCGTTGGGAACTCGCCGTCCTCCTGGCAAAACGAGATCGCGGCCCGGCGAAGCAGATCCGGCTCGCCATAGCCCCGGCTCTCGCAGACCGCCACGAACGCCTGAATCGTCGCCGGGCCAAGCCTTCGACCGAACAATTTCAGCCCCGCGCCCTCCATGAGCGCCAAACAATCCGCCATCACTTCCCTGAGGTTCATGCCCCTAAAATCTCCTGAGCCCGATCCCTAAGCGAGCCAGAACCCAAAATCTCCTGAGCCCGGTCACGGACCGACGTTCCACTGGTAGACGCTTGTCCGTTTCGCCTCGTTTCCGGCGGCGGCCGGCCAGCGTTGTCCCACTCCCTGGCCAGCGGCAGGTAGTCCTCGAACTTGGCAGCCCCGAATAGGGTCTCGGGGCGCAGATACTGGCGCATCCTCGGGTCCTTGGCCCACAGCGCAACCCTGTGCTCCACGACGAGGACGAGCTGCTCGACCGTCGCCCCGGACCTTAGCCGGCCTCGCACGTACTGAGCCTGGGCCCCGCCGGGGTCGAACCTCCGCCCACTGAGCGAGTTCAGCGCATCGATGACCGCCGCCACATCCGGGCTAACCCCCCGCGGCGGCTTCTTCCGGCCCTCCGGAGGCTTCGCTTCCACGGCCTCCTCAGGTTCAGCGGGGGGTGCTTGCCCCCCCAAGAGTTCTAAAGGCTCTGGCTTAGGCTCTGGCTTAGGCTCTGGCAGGGGCGAAACGGTCTCGATCGTTTCGCGATCGTTTCGCGAATCATTCTCGAAAAGGGCGCAGCTGCTTCCAGGCTCAGGCGCGACGACCTCCGGAACGGTGTCGGACTGGCTCGCGATCGTTTCGCAACCACTGCGCGACTTCTTCTCGAACGGCGCGCGACCATTCCAGAACGTCTCGCCGTTGTTCGCGAGGGTTTTCTTCGTAGACTCGTCGGCGTGGTCATGCCAGTCGTGAACCACGAGCCTCATCGTCGGGTGCTCTTCGATCCAGCCGTGCTTGCCCTCGCCTCGTGCCTCGATGAGCGCAGAGACCAGGGCGTCCGGATCACCTCGCCAGTAGAGCCCTTCGGCGATAACCGCGTTGGGGTAGCGACCGATGTCGCCTCGCCGCGCGTATTTGGCCGCCCAGTGAAACAGGGCTTCCAGGATGCCCACCGCCTCCAGGCGCGAGCAACCGAGCAGCATCTGGAGCATCACCGTCTTCGGATGTTCGATCGTTCCGCGCTTCACTGGCTACCTCTCTTCTGCAGATCGCGCTCGTGTTTCGCGAGTTTGAGCGCGTCGCTCGTCTGCATGGCCTCCCGCTTTCGCGCCAATAGCGCATGTAGCCGCTGGCGCGTCTCTGGTGTAAGCAGCGCGTGGAATTCCTCGGCGCCACCATCCTCGCGAAGCCTTTCCCATACTCGCGGCGCCAGTACCTCCTTCATCGCTCCACCTCCGCCGCCGCGAGCGTGATCGCGTCAGCGGCCCCCGTGGTATTAGCGGCGGGGGTTGGCCCGGCCCGCTCGGAGGCCGCTCGCTCGACCTCGCGCCAGAGCGAAAGCGCCATGCAGAGCAGGATGCCGAGGAGCACGCCGTAGAGGAGCATCCACGTCGGCCTCGTGTCGGTCGGAGCCCGCCTGATGGCGTTACTCATACCGAGTAGCCGAAGGTCTCGGGGGCGGTTAGTCACACCCTCGGGGGAAGCAGGCTCGTGCTCCAAAATAACGTCCGATAGTTTTCGTGGATTCATAGTCTAACTCCTAGCCGCGCCATCAGCGCCGCCTCTTACTGAATTGCCGATCGAGGAATGTGCTCACTTCCGAACGGGTCATCCCCGCAATCTCGGCGTCCGTTAGGCCGAACTTCCTTAGCCAGAACTTCTGCTTATCACTCGCGCCGCCCGTCTTGTTTCGCCACGGAGCGTCGCGGCGAAGGAACCCGTCAAGACCCGGCCATGCAAGCCGGATCGCATTGTCCGCTGCGTGGAGTGCCTTGGCCGGATCGATGCCCTCGTAAACAACCTCAGAGATCGGCAAACTATCACCCTCGACAAGAACGAGCGTCCACGAACCGAGCACGTCCGAGCGTAGCGTCGCTTTGCGCGTCTTGGTCTTGGTCTCATCGGATCCGCACCAGAGCGAGTACCAACCGTCCGCGACGGTCTGCCAAGCCCAATCCGAACCGCTGACGATCTCCTCGCTGGGCCCGAGGTCGCGCAATAGGTCGACTTCCGCAAGGACGCTGTCCAGGCTCGCGAGGTCGAATGGTCTACGCCCAAGCCGCGCCCGCAAGTCGTCCGGCAGAGCATCAATCCGCATCGCGAGCTGCTTGAACGAGTCGCCCTTCTGGCTTGCCGTCTGCGGTAATCCAAGGACGCCAGGGACGCTTGCCAGACTCTTGTCGTCGCCCGCGCCCTCAACATCGATGACGATGCAGTCCTGCTTGCCCGGCGCCGTGCGAAGGCCGCGCCCGATCATCTGCACGAACAGGCTCCATGATTTCGTCGGGCGAAGCAACAGAACGCACGACGCTTCTGGACAATTACCTAGGATCACGACCTTTCCGCCGCGCCTAGTGATCAGCGTGGAGTTTCGGTTCGTTACGCACCAAACTTCCTCTCCGACCTTCGGTTCTTGGAGGGTAATTCTCGTTGACCTAGGGTCGCTCGGATACGTGGACATCCACTGCCGGTCGCGGACCGTGATTCGCCACACTTGCCCGCCTGAAGGGGTTGACTCCTCAGCGCAGCTAGTGGCGAACCCACGCCTAACGGCCATCGCGGTCAGGCGGTCCGCTTGCTCCTTGCGTGGCATCCAAAGCCACCCCGACGAATTCGCCTTCTGCGCACCGTTGCCCAGCATCATCTCGTCCCAAAGAACCCTGAACTGCCTTGGCGACAGTTGCTCTAGGGTCAAGGGAATCGATTTGTCAAGGTACTGGCCGAGATAGTTATGGCCGTTTCGAGCCAATGAGCCATAGCCGGTTCCCTTTGGGATTCGGAACTCGTAGCATGCCGCGCCGCCCTCGAACCCGGTCTTGTTTTCTCGTAGCCGCTCCGAAAAGTCGAGCCCCAGCCGAGTTAGCAAGGCGCGGATGTGCTCATGGTGCTTCGTCTCTGACTGAGAAATCGTGATCGCGCCGCGTTCGTAGCATCCGTCCGTTAGGAACCAGCCGATGAATCGGATCTCATCATCGCTCAGATGACACTCGGGGAAGTCATCGAACTTCTGGTCAACACCCGCCAGCGGCAGCCGGAACTCAGCCCGCCGCTCTGACAGGTCGCGACCAGACTTCACGTACCACCTCTGGCCCGCGGCACCCTTGCTGCGCTGCTTGATGTGGAACTCGTGCCCCTCAGTCACTCGGATATCGAAGTGCTGGCTCTCGAAGACAGTCATCTTCTCTCCGTGTGCGACCGGACGCCGAACGATTCGGTCTATGGGAACCAGTTCGACGCGCTCCGACGCTCGGTTGAGGGAGTACACGAAATCGGTGGGGTCGATATCATTCATCCCTACCCAGCCCCGGCCCGTCAGTACCTCCGTCTCTGAGTCCAAGCAATCGAAGCCCTCGGTCGCAATGTTCATGTTGCACAGCACCTGCGTTTCGCCCGACTTGAAGCGCGACATGATCCCGGACCGGAGCCCCTTGTCCATCGTGCCGTCCACGGCCTCGGCCACTATGCCCTGATCGACAAAGAGACCCGCCATAGCGTGGGCGTGATCGACCGACGTGCAAAACACGATCGTACGCCGGTCAATCGCGACCTTCGCCCAGTAAGCCAGGGCCTCGAGGTTGTTACGGTTCGTGTTGACGCGCTTGTCGAGGTCCTTCTGGTTGTAGTCGCCCGCGGTGGTCTTGACGCCCTGCAGCGAATACGAGGCCTCGCAGCGGTAGGCCCGGATATCGCAGAGCCAGCCGTCCATGATCATCGGCTTGATGCCGTACTCGAACAGCACCGCCTCATAGATCGCTTCGCCCCCATGCAGGGGCCGGTTATCCATTCGGTGAGCCGTCGCCGTAACGCCAAGGTGGAACGGCGGGTTCTCGCCATGGCAGCCGAACCGCTTGTAAACCATCTGGTAGGTCTCAGCGGGGGCGTGATGGCACTCATCGGTGACGATCAACGTCGGCCGCAACCACCCAAGCCGAGAGGTTCCCGCCCGCCCTATCGTTTGCACAGATGCAACGACCGCTTCGGCTGTACCGATCGCCCGTCGATCGCCACCTTCGATGTCGACGCGGGCATCGGTCATAGACGCGATCCGGTCCGCAGCCTGCTCTACAAGCTCGTCGCGGTGGGCAAGGATCAAAGACCTTCCGCCACGCTTCGCCTCTTGGCCAATAAGGTGGCTAAAGATCGTGGTCTTGCCGCCACCGGTGGCCAGAACGATCAGTCCTGATCGCAGGCCGCGCGCACGGGCCGCGTCCACAGCGGAAGCGGCCTGCTCCTGGTAGGGGCGGAGCGTGATCTCGCCGGACTGCCTTGGAGGATCGAACAAGGTCGTCATTCGATCTCGTCCTGCTCTGGCTCGTCCCTGAGCTTTCGCGTTACGACGACCAGGCCCTCGGCCAACACGGGCAACTCGGGCGGGTCCTCGCCCAGCTCGAACTGATATGCGTCGGGCTCGAACGTGAACCGGAAACCGAGCCGGTCTTGATCGGGCGAACGTGGCTCAAGTAGCTCAACCGAGGACGCTCCCGCTGCTTCGGCTACGACTGCGATCGTCTTGAGAACCTCGGGCCGCATGTGGCCAACACTGCGAAACTCCGCGAGCTGGCTAACCACCGCGCCGACATCGACATGGTAGGGCTCAATCTCCCCGTTTGCGTCGATCATGCGCGCGATGTCGTCAAGCTCGACCGCCGCGTCGTAGATCAGCGCCCGTTCCGCTTCGACCAGCGCTTCGTTTCGCTGGGTGGCGTCGTAGGCTTCGGCCCTCTTGCCGATGATGATGGCCGACTGGCCGTTGGTCGCGACGAACGACTCAGGAGCTACGCCGATCGATGACGCAATGGTCGTTTCGCCCTTGTAGGGTCTCGAAGCGAAGCACTTGACGATGGCCTTCAGCAGCTTGCCGCCGATGACGCCACGCAGGCGTGAGCCGAACTCCGAACCCTCAGCTTTACGGGGCATCTCTCCATTCGCGGCCCTTCGCAGCTGATCATCGGTTACGGTGACGGACTGATTGCCAGACGAAATAGTGACTGTGGTCTTAGACTTATTCATGTGTTTTCTCCTCATGGCGAGACCAGCCCAGCGGCCATCAGCCGCGCAAACTCGCAGATGCAAACCGCGTCCGCTTCGTGATCCGAATCGGCCTGCTTGTAGAGCAGTAGAGCCGCGCGCAGCATCGACAGTTCCTTGGTTGCACCTACTGTAGAGCCAAGTAGGTGCTTTTGCCAGACCCGCGGATCGACGCGGAACACCTGCCGCTTAGCAAACTCGCGTTGAAGCACGCGCCCCCGCGCGAGCGCCGCTGCCCGCCCTTCCTGCGTACCGCGCCCCGACCACGTCGGGCACTCGATCAGGGCCAGAACGCGCAACTCTTCACGGCGGGCGATCTCGGCGGTTTTCCGCAACAGCTCGCACGCCGTAATCGATTCCACGGGCCCGCATTCCTCGGTCTCCATCGCGGCTCCGTCGACGCTCAGAACCGCGATTCCGTTATGGCGTATGGACGGGTCGATCCCGATAATGATATCGGGTGGCTTGATCTTCATGGCGTCGCATCCTTGCCCAAGATCGGGCGGGCGGTTCCGTACGTCATGTTCGGCTCGATCTCGAAGACTGACGCTTCGGCGAGCGTCATGACTCTGATCGTAGGATCGCTATACGGGTTGTGGTAGTTGCGGACCTCGACGCGGTCGCCGACGATCTCCCAGACGAATCCGATCGACTGGCCGCCGTGGTACAACCGGTCGCCGGGGAAGAGCGCGCGGATCATGCGACCTCCTCATCGAACAATGAGCCTTGCAGGTTCGCAGCTTTCAGGTTAGCGACGGCTTGCTCAAAGTACGACTCCTTGAGTTCGACCCCTACGAACCTGCGCCCCATCTGAAGCGCGACGTAGCCCTCAGATCCGATCCCCATGAACGGAGAGAGAACAAGATCGCCAGGATTGGACCATAACTCAATCGCTCGCCTGATCACGCCAAGTTGCAATGGGCAAATATGCCGCTCATCTTCTTCTTCTCGCGCGCTCTCACGTTGCAATGTATCAGATGGGTTAATGTCCATCCACACAGGAGATGCCACATTTTGCCACCAGTCGACCGGATAGTGATCCGGGTCCTTGGTGATCGGCTCGGAGTTTATGCCATCCTTGCGCATGGTCACCAAGTAATCGGGTATCCCTTGTCTGGATAATGCACTGTCTTTCTTCAGCTGCTTGTAAAGCAAGCCGATAGCCTTGGTCCTCTGCATGGCCGTTACCGGATTCTTCCAGATGCACACCTCCGACGCAAACACGAATCCGGCAGACTCGAATGCCCTGATAAGCATCCCGCGAAAGTCCTTGAGGCCAATGACGCCATCCCGCTCTTTGGATCGGGGCAGGTTCATGCAGTGAAACGACAGAACACGGCCAGGTTTCAATACCCGATATAGTTCAGGAGTCAGGTATGCGAACTGCTCAAAGAACTCATCGTCAGTTCGCACGTTGCCAAAGTCTTCAGGCTTATCCGAGTATGTGTAAAGGCTCGCGAACGGTGGCGAGAATACCGAGTAGTCGATACTGTTCTCTTCCATCGCAGTCAGCGCACGTACGCAGTCGCCATTGATCGCCGACCATTCATTCCCCGTGATTCTGTTCACGATAATCCTCCTACGTAGCGCCGTATTTGTGCGCTCATTCCTTCGAAAGCATCCTGCTTGTGAGCCAATGAGTCATAGACGCATGACTCGTGATCGGTTGTAACGACGTGAACATGAACAGAGCGAGATTGCCCAAACCTCCAACACCGCCGAACTGCTTGATAGAACTGCTCGAATGAGTAGTTAACACCTACGAAGCCTACGCGGGCGCAATGCTGCCAGTTCATTCCAAAGCCGGCGATACTAGGCTTGGTAACGAGGACGCGGTATATACCATGCGCAAATCCTAATAGGCGATCTTCCTTGACATCGTCACGGTCTGAGCCCTGGACGCCAACGGCATCAGGTATAGCGCGCAAGAGCCGATCATGCTCGTCATTCGTGTTACACCAGATGAGCCACGATTCATTCGGCTCTTGCGCGACGATGCTTGCCAGTTCAGCCGTGCGACGCTCGGACGTTGACCGTCCGACGCGATGCAGATCCAGAGCAGAGATGCGAGACGGGCCAAACAAGGTGCCCGTCGCATCAACGGGAGCGTGAACGGCATGCGTTTCAATCATCAGGTCTGGCAATTTAAAGCCCTTGTCTGAGTATCCGATATCCGACGGCTTGCTGTAACATGCGGCCCAAGATGAGACCCATTCCCAGAAGTCGGATACTCCATGCTTTTTGAGCCGCCACTTCGAGGTCTCGCCTCCGTCATGGGTAAAGAACTCCGCAAGCATCTCTGCCCTCGTCATTGCCCCCATGAACTCCGAGTGTGTCCCGAGTTCCATGTAGTCGTTAGGCGCGGGCGTGGCCGAGAATGCAAACCTCCAAGGAGTGTTGCTGAATCGGGCTTGCAAGCTCTGGCGATACTTTCCGTCATGAGACTTCAGGATGCTCGACTCGTCAAGAATCACTGCGTCCCATGATTCAAGTTCGGTCAGGTGCAATCCTTGGTAATTGACAATCGCGTGCTTCGCGCTTGCATCGGACTCCTTGCGCACCATCACTAGATCCACGTCTAACTCGTGTGCCTTCTCTATAGTTTGCCCAGATACAGCCAGCGGAGCAACGATAAGGGTTCTCAAGTCCGAGAGCTGGCGTACTAGCTCGATTTGCATATAGGTCTTGCCAAGACCGGTACCTGCGAACACGCACGCACGCCCCTTGCGCATCGCCCATTCGACGGTAGCCGCCTGAAACGGAAACAGCGATGGATGCATGGGCGCAACGGGTCTACCCGTCTCAATGTGACGCGCCTTTTTGGCGACAATGAACTCTTCATACGTCATTCCGCCCCACCCCACTGCTCGATGATCCGGTCGCAAACCGCTATCACGTCGATGACCTCGTCTAGTTCGCGCTGCAACTCAGCAGCACGATCAGCGAAAGTGCCCTTCATGAAATGCGCTTGCGTCACTACTTCGGCGCTGCCTTCTCGCAACGATTCCCTAATGAGCACCATCGGGGTCTTGCAGTCAGGCCCACCGTTGATCGTCGTTGCTTCCTCGCACTCCTCATACTCGTCGACCTCTTCGACGAGCACGCCGTACGCCTCATGCAAGGACGCGAACGGCCCGTAGCGGACGGATGCGCGTTCGGCGACGAGTCGCGCACGCTCCCAGATCAGTGCTGCCGCGCGCACTTCCTTCGTCCCGCGGCCCGACCACGTCGGGCACTCAATGAGCGCGAGCACTGGCGCGGTACCTACCCGTTGCGCCAGCCGCTCCAGAAACGCGAAGGACCGAATCTCCTCGATCCCGCCGAACTCGTCAACCGCATACATGCCCGACGCCACGTCGAACACCGCCAGGGCGTTGTGACGCTGAGACGGATCGACCCCGAGCACGTGCTCGGGTGCGCGCCTGAGCTTCATCGCGCCACCCCCGTCGAGATCGTCACCGTCTCGCCTTCCGGCACCCGCTCAAGGCCCCACTGGCCGATGTCGAGCGATGACTCGAGGAGTTGGCCCGACAACTCGGCCGGCATCAGCGAGACCAGGAACGACGCCTTCACCGCGTCCCGTTGCTCACCCGCCAGGTCGGTGATGACCTGCCGGGTGTCTGGGTCGCTGATCGCGGCCAGGTCGAACGTCACCCGTGCCGCGTCAGGGCAAGCGCCAAGCGCCCACCATGCCGCTTTGTCGGGGTCAGCCACCTTCAGCTTCGCCGCCGACGCGCGGAACGAAACCGAACCGTAGTAACCGCGCCAGGTCTTCGTCTTGGTGAGCTGACCCTTCGCCCACTCGGCGAGTTCCGGGCCGAAACGCCACTCCAGCGCCGCTCGCCGTCGCGCCAGGTCCGCCTTCATCTTCTCGGCGTTCGCCAAGATCGCACGGGCCTGCTGGACGATGGCCGAGCTGTCGATCGCCGAAATCTCGGTGTCGAGAGCGAGCATCTTGCCCAGCACCCAGTCTGCGCGCTCGCGCGAGTCGATGAC